GGAGTGACTAGCGGAAAAGCTCTTGCGAGAAGGGTACTAAAGTGTTCATACACGACGAAGTGCATGCAATGTCACCGCAAACACTATGCCTAACTACGGCTCAGTTGGCGCTGAGTCGCTCATCTCCCCTCAGGTGAGGGGAGGAATAAGCCCTACGTGACTATAGGGCTAATGTGGGGGCGTTCCACGAGCTACTACCCCACGTCGGTTGAAGACCGACGGTATATGAATATGTTTCACACTTTATAAGTATTTCTTTTTGTTTTTGTTTTTTCTTGTTTTTTCGAATACTTATAAGGAATGATATAAATAATAATATAATTTAATAAGAAAAATAACGTAATAATCAATAATTGATATCATGGTTCATTGAAACTATGGCTCGTATTCATGTTGAGTGTACACAGGAGTGTACTCAGACAATTACACCTCTCTGAGGTATTCGCCGCCAAATGGAGAAGCGGGCATCCAGCCCGCATAGTCGACGTCATACATGCGCTGAGCTACCATTGAATTGAGAGCCTTACCGTATCGTAAGTGCACGCACTGGTTCTCGAATCCAATCAACTCGTGTTTGGTGATTCGGTAACGACGACAAAATGACTCTCTCAGCACTCGGCTGACGGAACCTGGCGACACCTCAGCGTAATAAGGTCGCAGTGAAGCTCCTTTGGCATACCACTTGGAAGACAACGTGCTATCTGGTGGGCGAAGCTTTTCGAGTAACTCGAAGGTGTGGCGAGGGTACATTCCATACAACACTCCGGACACAAAATCGTTAGCGGCCTTCTCACGGTTGAGCTTTGGGAAGGGAATGTGACTAAATCCCAAACTTCGAATGCTGACTCCAAAATTTAACACAGCCTCTATTGAGCCGTCATCCATCTGCATGGGTGAATGCTTAAGAAACTGCACCTCCTCCATGTGGTAAGCTGGGACGATGGAAACATTGTACCCGACACTGGCTGCTGCCTCGGAGATGTCTTGGGTGGTCTTGCACCCCCGCATGGCTAGGGCAATGGACAAGCTGGATGTGTTATGGATATCCGTTGTCATAGCAGACCCCGTGAATAACACACGCTCTTTAGTGACAAGCTTTGCGATATGTTCTCCGCATTGGCTGGTTACTTTGATGGGAGCGTTCATTTGTGACTCGAGAATTGACACTATTTCTCCTACTCCTGAACCATTAAAATCTCTTAAATACGCGTTGAATCTTGAAGACGTTTGGTGTCCGTCTGCGCCAGACAAATCCAGGTTAATGTAGTGTAAGACGACAGATGTGCCATCTTCGTACTGGTGCACGAAACCGTCCCTGCTGAACACCGTTATGTCATCACTGTGATACAGTACAAGTAGTGCACGTTCTAAGGCGACACCCCTCCGAAACAACTCGCTGAGGTTCTTTGTGGTCTTGACGAACCGGAACTCACAATCCCCTATGATCAAGGGATTGTCTTGACGGATGTTCTTAAGCAAGTCCATAACCATGTGTCCGATCAATGGGGCGTGCCGACCTAGTGAAATCACCAACCTGACTGGCTTGCGAGCCTTTGCCCATTCGTCTTTGACCTTACCCTCTACACAACCATCAACTAACGGAGTCCATTTGTGAACTTGACCCAATACGTAGTTATGGGAATCCATGGCAGAGAACTCCACGAGCTCTTTATACGCTAATTGGCGTTCAGCCTTTTTCGCGTGAAATGCCTCAGATGCAATGAGCGTGAGAATCTGTCGGTCTAGGTCGGAACAAGAGGCGTCGGCGATCTGCCTAATCATGATTTCATAAGCTCTCCACTCGGGACATAAGGACGCTTCTACCTGGGCCACTCGAATGTGCTTAAACCACTCTTCATGCCTGAGAGCTGATTCCGCACCTCTCATGTACCATCCTGGTGGCGTGGGATAACCTGTTAACCTGCGAACCGCGGAGGTAAGACTGTCATTCAGGTGAGTGTCGTAACTAACTCTGTCGATATAGAAAAAGTGCCCGCAACTATATTTGCGCCCGATTCTGAACCAGCTACGGTGCCCTAAAGGTGGTGAAGGGAACGAAAGTTGGTCATTCTCGAACCATTTTGGCTGAACAGGGAACCTGATCTTGTTCCAGTGAAACACTTTCTCCGGGATCCGTGATCCGGGAGGCTGAGCATAATGTAGGGATCCCACATCATACACACCTTCCACGTAAGTTGGTGTGTAGTCATTAACTCTCACGTGGTCAGCGTGTTTGCTGTTACGGCCCCCGTCTTGTTGCGTTTCTCATGGCTCAAATTCACAGCGTGTGCTACTGTGTTTGTGAAAACGTCGTCATTGACGTCGAATGGGCGGATTTTTAATTGTTTCTTCGCTCTCGCACACATAGTCTCATAATCGGATTTGACTATATTGTACCGAACGTACTCTGTCGTGAGTATGTTGGACAACTTCTGGGCGTACCGTGTCGCCATGTCATGTAGGGTCACATTACTTATCAAAGAAGACAGTTCATTCGCCAATGGGATGTGGGCCACCCCTCTTGTCAACGTGCGGTACTCGGATGGCACGAAGACAGTGGAATTATTGAAGAACTCTTTTGATACATCAGATTCCCCATCCCACCGCGTCATTGAGTCTTTCAATGGAACTATAGACGTTAGGCTATACGGAAGCTCGGTTCGCGGCCTAAACGTAAAAGCCTTCTTTAACTTGTCATTGATGACAGTTCCCACGACACTTAGGACAGGGACACCAGTGATTTTAGATGTGCGTAAGGCGGCGTCGACCCAACCTTCTGGTTTTGACTTAACTTGATATCCTATTGTGACTTCTTGGAAATCGTCCACAATGTTCTCGTAATATCTTGCAACGTCGGCTGCACTGAATTGTCGGTCGATCATCCATGCTATCTGGTCTTCAGGGGGTTCTTCTTTTTCCGGTAGTTGCACTTCGTCTATGGGCTGCTCACGAGAGCCGCCGGCGAGTCCATCGTCGGGCTGTGTGAGTGGTGGGTCGGCGTTGACCTCACCATGTTGTGGGCTGAGTCTCGAGGATGAATCCTCGGTAGCACGTAATTCGCGCAAACTTTGTACTGCTTTTGACAATTCAGCATTTACTTTAATTGGGACCTCTGGCTGTAAGCCCCTGTGGGGAATGGGTGGTTGAGGGACGCGAACCACCTCCGACATGTCGATAGCCACGGTCATGGGCTTCATCGCGGCCTTGTGTAACATAGGGGGTTTTGCCTCATTGACAGGCTTACCCGCTTCCACAAACGAAAAGGCTGGAGTGGAGACGCTCGAACTTGGCTTAAGTTCGAACTGGACTCCGCCTATGACGGCCGTCTGGGCCTTGTTAACCACATCTTCGACTTCATCATCGTCATACTTCCCTTCTTGATCTAAGACAGCAAACGAATTCTTGACTGGAATGGGGTTCCACGCCCCCACTTGATTGGATGCACGCGTCATGGAACACCAATCCAGGTGCTCCTTTTCTGGGGATCTGCAGCACAAACACTTTTTAAAACACAAGTGATCGTCGACACAGGCGTCGTCCATCGCCTTTTTG